TCTGACGAATATGGTCTGGCAATGGTGCAGCTTTTTTCGCATCAGCTTTAATCTTTTCCAAAGCAGGGTCAGGCTCATTTCTGCTCGGAACTGTGAGCCTCACAATGTCGGCAGGGTTTTGTTTGGGTGCGTTTGTGCTTCTCACCCAATTACGCCATGTAGCAAACCAATCCAACTTCACACCCTTCTGACCTGCTTGGGCTATCCAATAATCCTTGAACTGGTCAAAGGTTTTAACAGGGCTAAGTTCTGGACGTTCTGTTTGGCAGAATTCTTCCCATTCTTTTGGAAAACTAAAATCAGAAGCGAGGCGTTTGCCGAGTGTCTTCTTCTCTTTCTTTGTCTCTGTCTCTCTCTCTGTCTCTGGGATAGCAGTCTGCAAGCGTTCTGCTAGCACTCCGCTAACAACATTAAAAAAGTCGTTATCAATCAATGGCTTAACACCATCTTTGTATTCTTTTTCTGAGATATGCAATCGAAAGACTAGCTCATCTAGTGAGCCATCAAAAACACCATCTTTTGATTCACTTGCAAGCAACCAGAGCATAGGGGCTATCGCTTTGCTAGCAATTGGCAAGCGCATATATGCTCTGTCGTTTAACAGGTCACGATGTAGTTTTATCCACGGAGGGCATCTGTCTTTGTAATGTTGAAAGACTGCCCAATTCTTTGGCTGTAATAGCATGATTTCACCGCTTTATAACGCCCTTTGGAAAGAAACTGCGGCAGGAGAAAGGGTGAACTCTTTTCAGTTGGGTAATTAATCCAACCTAGCCGTGTTTCAAAACATTGTATCAAATAAACTGATTATTTGTAATTTCTTTGGTAAATTTTGGATTACCTTTGTAAAAACTTCTAGCCTGTGCGTTCATTACAGCGTATTCAGACTTGGTAAAGATACCCTTGGCATTGCGTACATCGAATGGATTTAGCTTGTCCCAAGGCTTTTCTGGTGTGGGATTCTTAGATTCAATCATGTGGTCAACCAAGGTGTACTTAGTGACCCAAGAACGTCCTACCTTGATTTTCTCAGTCGTTACTTGCTTCTTGTTAAACAGCTTCTTGCAAGCAGCCACGATAGATGTTCTGGCTATGCCTGTCAGATTCTCCATTTCGTGAGATGTTAGAGAGCCGTTTTGTAGGGATTTAATGATTGCTTCTTGTGTCATTTGAACCACTCTGGTCTGAGTTCTTTTAGTTGATAAATGCGTAGCGGAGGAATGGTCTTCCATTGGTGAACGGCAGACCTTTCTATTCCAAGTATTCTAGCAAGCTCACTCTGTGAGCCAGCAAGTGTGATAGCAGTTTGTTTATCCATCTAAACAGTATAGCAAAGAAATTATTTGTTGTTTTTAGGGTAAACACCTACATAAATAGCTTGTTTAGCCTGTTTAGTTTGCTATACTGCACTCAGCCCATAACAAAACGTAAGTGGGTAATTAAGGAAATCAAGATGACTAAATTATTTAACGCAGACTGCTACTTTAAAGAAGAACAATACAACCCAAGAATTCGGGCTACTGTTCCTCCAGCTTGGGTAGTTGAGTTTGATTGTGCTTTGCCAAACACAAATGTCCCACCTGTGTTCTTTGGACATTCTCGTAAAGAAGCAATCCAAAACGCAATTGACTGCTTAAAGTCAATGGGTTTAACAGGACGTTTAATTTTAAACTGAATCAACAGGGGGCTTAGTCCCCCAATTAAGGAGAACCAAATGAAAAGTAAGATTATTCAGACGCTAGTTGAGTATGTGTTAGCCATCGTTATCTTTGGCGGTATTGGTGTACTACTGGCATGGAGAGGCTAATGAACACAAGATTCTTAACTCATGTCCGTAAGATATTTCGCACTTACGATGCACCACCAGAAGTCATTAGAAGCTACCAAAAGCAATGGGTGAAGTCAGTACGCCAGTTGGGTGACAAATGGCTTGTAGCAAAGCCTATCGAAAGAATCCAATGACTAAGTTAACCAGAGAAGATGCAATCAAAGACCTATCAGGAACTTATTGCTGCTACTGCACAAACCCTAAGACCTACGGCTCATGCTGTGGAGAAAACCACTTCGTACCTTTCGAGGATTTGTACGAGGAAGACAAAGAAGCAATGATTGAAGAATATTTAAAGGAAGAATGAAATGGTACATAAGAAGTTAATGAACGCTCGGATGGCTTTGCAATCCATGTCGTTAAAGAAGTCAGGACACAACAAGTTCGCGGGCTACCAATATTTTGAATTGGGAGACTTTCTGCCCCAGATAAATGAGATTTTTCATAGCATAGGATTGTGTGGAGTTATCTCATACACTAAAGACTATGCAGACCTGACCATTACAGACGTTGATGATGGCACTTTCATTACCATCAGTTCGCCAATGGTAGAAGCCAATCTAAAAGGTGCTCACGCTATCCAGAATCTTGGTGCTGTAGAAACATATCAGCGCAGGTATCTCTGGATGACAGCAATGGAAATCGTTGAGCATGATGCTCTGGATTCCTCTGCGCCTATTAAGGAAGAAAAGATAATCATCACGCCCACACAAGGCGCAATGGATAGCATCCCAGAGGACGAACAGAATTATCTCAGAGAGTTAGCAATGGAGTTAATTGCTATCTGTGAGAAAGAAGAACCTAAGACAGCTTGGGTGAAGTTGGAAGCAGAGAACTTAGATAGCGAACAAAAGATTGCTCTATGGACATTGCTTCCTAGTAAAGTAAGAAGTGCATTGAAAAATGCGAAAGGTTAATCATGGAATACGACAATACAAACCGAGGAAGTTTATTCAAGAACGACAGGAAAGACGATGCTAAGTTTCCTGATTACAAAGGCAGCTTAAATGTAGATGGGGTAGAATTCTGGCTATCTGCTTGGATTAAAGTAAGCAAGGACGGACAGAAGTTTATGTCTCTGTCTATCAAGAACAAGAACGCTGACACTACTTTAAATAAACCCAAGAAAGCATCGTTTGAAGATTCAGACGTGCCGTTCTGATTACGAGGGGAAAGTTGTGCAAAGGCTTATCCAGCTTGCGGACGAGCAATGAGTACCCTCACCACTATGAGAAATCAGTATGCAACCCATACTGACTTCCGTGATTTCCAAGGTTTGATTCCTAGTAACTCGCATTTCTTGCCTAGCAACATAGATATGATTTGCGAGAGGAAAGGTCATTTTCTAATCGGTGAGTGGAAGAAACCTAACGAGAACATGGCAAAGGGTCAAGAACTATTGCTCAAGGCTTTTGCTCAAGTTCCTAAATTTACTGTGCTTGTCATCATTGGTAACACAGACAATGAACAAACTGAAGTCGGAGATGTGTTCCAAGTTGTTCTAGGACGATGTGTAAAGGTAGGAGAGGGTCTTGATTTCCTCAAAGACTTCTACGTTATGTGGTACGAATTTGCAAACTCAAAAGGATAGATATGTCATACGCAAATATAGAGATGAAAATAATCCAATGGTCAGAAGCCAGAAAGATTATTCCTAACAGCAACCCAGAGTCTCAGCTACTCAAAGCAGTATCAGAGATGGGTGAACTGGCTGATGCAACCATCAAGCACGACAAGGAAGCAGTCATAGACGCAGTAGGGGATGTTATGGTCTGTCTCATCAATTACTGTGTCCTACAAGACATCAATCTGGTAAACTGCATGGAAGTTGCGTATGACCAGATTAAGAATCGCAAGGGCATACTATTGCCTAACGGAGTCTTCCAACGAGATACTACTTAGCCAATAAGTAAAGACCCACGTTGCTAAAGGCGTAGCCGATATATACCATTGCCATATATCCGTTACCTTTGAACAACTGTTCACCTGCAATATAGGCGTAGATTGAACCTGTCAGAATGATGAGCCATGCACTCAAAATGCACCTACATCAATGACTTCTCCACGAAACTCAATATGGTCTTCATCAAATTTGTGGACGAGTTCGGGCCATAAAAGCTGACCATTGAAGAAGTTTAACACCGCAAATCCACTTCTGTGATTGCTTGGATTTATCTCAGCATAAGTAAATTGTGGGCCATCAGTCTCAGCTAGTGTCCCTGTATCTACTCCATATCTAATCCCGTTGTAATCATTAAAAGGGGTCACTTTTAGACTATGTAGGTGTCCAGTAACGATTGACACACCAGCGTTCACAGTATTGTTGTGAGTGGCATGAACTCCACCCTTATATCGGTGTTTGATAATGACTTTCTCAGTAGGCCATACTGCCCAACAGAAGTCCCAATCTGGGATATGGTCTGTCAACTTAAAGCCCTGAACTTCCTTAAATTGGGGTGCATGTTGGGCTAATCTATTGCCAAACCGAATATCGTGATTACCCCATGTAAACAGTAGCTTTACATTGTGTCTGGCAGCTTTAGCTACTTCTTCTATCTCACCCAACGCACCTTGCGTAGCTTTTAACTCTTGGATGACAGAAGTTTGGGGTTGGTCAGTTACATCATGTCTTGATATGGTAGAGCCATCAAACGCATCCCCGTTACAGATGATAGCTTTGGGTTTGAACTCTTGGATAGCCCACAGAAGCCCCTTAAACGCTGTTGTGCGCTGACTTGGAATGAAGTGGGCATCTGAGAACACGATAACTGTTCCATCCTCTATGCCAAGGTTTATTTGCTTTAAAGGAGAAAAGGATTTTGGTTTGTTTTTGTCGTACTTGAAACCTCTGTGGTCACTAGCAACAAGCGACATATTGTAGAATTTTTCCATGTTTCTTCTACGCAAATGCACAGCACGAATGTTAATTCCAAGATGTTCAGCTACTCTTTGTGCAGACTGAAACTGACCCCACAATTGGATAAACTCAGTATCCGTACAACTCTCATTATTTGAACTCATTGGAATCCTTAGACAAAAGGTGCTCTAGCAAATTTATTATGCGGTGCTCTTGCATCTCTATTTCCTCATCAGAGGATTTAGGGTCTGTGGCTGTACACATTAAGTCATGTAAGAAAACATGAAGTAACTCGTGAAGTGCTGTCTTATCTAGGCTCTCAGGTGTTATCTTCTCAGCACCAAAGTCACCAAGTCGATAAGTAGCCAATCTAGCAGCTTGATTAAACTCCACAGAAGCCATAGCTTCCTTGGCTGGCTTCATTCCCTTCTCTATTCTCCAATCCCCAAGACTTAGAACTTGTTGCCACTTTTTGACACTTTGTGCAAATAATGCGACATCTTGTGGTGTAGGAATGTTAGGCATTTCAACACCTTATAGCATAATTGTTACAATTTAGTTTAAAAACAAAGCCACTTCAGCTTTGCGTCTTTTGACAAGCCCCGAAACCTCTTTTCCACCAGCCTTAGTCCATGACATAAAAGCCTCGGCAGCCCCATTCCAATCACCACGATTGACCTTCATGCGGATGGTTGACCTTTGGTAGTTCCCTAACCCTGCGTTGTACGCAAAAGAGACAACAGCGTCGAATTTGCTTTGATGACTAGCAAGATTAGGAGAAAGTCGAAGAACACCACGTTCAAAAGTATTGATGTCAACCTTGAACAGATTGACCAGTTCATCTTTAGACCAGACACGATTGTCTTCCCCTTTTAGTTGGTAGTCAGACCTGATAAGCCCTGTGTAACCCTCTTTACGCACGTTTGGCAAGGCTAATTGGTCTGCATACATAGCGTGACCCCACCCAACAGTCCAAATGGCAGCAGAACACCGATAAGGCTTGTTTCTGTAGCCTTCAAAGAAGTGCATCAGATGTTCGCCCTTTTCGCTGACTTTCATTTCTTAGCCCATGAACGTGAGCCAAACCAAAACCCGATAATTCCTCCAAGCATTGCCATTTCATCGCTTGAGAAAATAACGTCAGTAATCCGAATCAAGTCATCCATGTTGTTGACTAAACTAGGTCTGCTGTAAACGTAATAGGCAATCCATGCGTTAATTGCACACAACTCGAAGATAAAGATGTAAGTCACGATAGGTCTTACAGTACCTACAAAGTTGACCACCCAAGTGCTTGCTCTTTCCATGATTTTCTCATCATGCTTCAAAGCAGCCTCAGTCATCTGGGCATCTGTTTGCATGGCAATCTGGTCTGTGCGAATCTCCTCCATGCGTTCTTGAGCCTTAAACCCTTGAGCCATCATCTGTAGCTGTAGTTCTACTTGAACCCTAGCCAAAGCTAACTCATGCTTTTGGTCATCTTTGTTTTGAAAGAAGTCTAGGAGTTTTGGTAAGCCTGAGATTAGCAAACCACCAAGTGTAGAAAATAGTGAAAGCATTATCCAAGTCCAATCATTCCAAGTAGTTTACCGACAATTTTTGAAGCCAACTCATCTGGCAGGAACTGCAAAAAACCTAGCACGTACCACGCCACTGCCCCACGAATCCACCATTTGAGCAGTTCATCAAAGGTCTTTTGATACTCATTCATCGCCCACATCTGCGAGTTGTATCGCAGAATTCTTTTAATTCAATCAAACCTACAACAATTAGAAACAGCACAAAGATAACACCACCAACAGCCAAACCAATTTCAAAGTCTCGCTGTTCTTTTTCTTTGCGCCTCTTTTCTTCTAACTTTTCATCCCTTGCAGCTATGGCATCATCCCTATCCATCTCTGCGGCTCTAGCCTTGATTTTATTCCATACGTCCACGTTGCCTGTCTGCATATAAAGCAGTTGAAGCTGGGATTCCAACTTAGCCGTATTCATCAAAGCATTTTCTATCTGCATTGCTATGGCAAAGTTACTCTTGTTGCCTGACCGCTTGGCTTGAACCATCGCCTTTGTAGCTTGGCTCTTGGCGTCAAACAGTCGCCCAACCATCACCCCTAGACCGCCTAAATCCTTGGCAACGGCTTGTGCTTTCTTAACAAGATTGATGGCATTTTGTAAGCCATCCAATGCGTCTTCGGGGCTAAGTATCATTTTTTCTCAACCTTTTGCCACTCAAGGCATACTACCTTTCGGTTGTAAACATCACCTGTCCATGCCCATCTGACACAACGATATTCAGTTTTTTCTTTACTAGATGCCACCAATGTAAACAACATAGATAGCACCAGTAGCCATTTCACGTCATAGCCCAAACGATGATGTAAAAACACCAGACAACAGTAATGCAAAAAAGGACTGCGGTAGTAAAAGCCATAGCCCAATCTCTCATTTTTTAACCCAAGTCTGCCAGACTGCACCAGCAGCCATAATCAGCGCACCCACCCATAGAATAGGCTTGGCAGCAGAAGCAATCCAACCTAGTACTTTAAAAGCCCCATCAAGAGCCTTTATAGCCTCTACAAGACCACTTGTGTTCTTGTCTATGCTATCTACCTTACTTTCAACTGCAATCAGTCGCTCGTAGATTTGTTCGTGGGTGACTTCTTGTGTCATGGTGCATCAGGCCAAGTAATAGTCCAAGGGAAACCTGTCTGCGTAGTTACATCACGCAAGGCTTGACGATAGGTAGCCCATACTGCTTTGTCAACAGGAGCATCAGCTACTTGTGTCCAATCACAGTCTTTTAGTTTCTCATCCCTTGAGGCACGAACACTCTTAGCCT